CACATGTCTAACTTCCATGAAATTTCTAGCAGGATCTAAATTGCCTGTAGTCTGAGGATCAATAATTTTATAATAGGTTTGATTATATAATGCAGCGTTAATACCGCTGGTATTTGGGGTTAGGTAAGTTATTACACCAGTATCATCAACCAGCGTCCCTCCGTTACCAAATGCCATTTCTGAAATAAAGCCAAAGCCCTGATTGCTTACACCCCTTGCCAATGCAAGGCTAAAATTTTCATAGTGAATAGCATTACGCTTATCCACAAAAATTTCCTTGGTTTTTGGATCAAATATTTTTAGGTGTCCTTGGATTTTCACTGAGCCCTGCTCATTAGGCTTAGAACTAGCCGTGCTAGGGGCTGCTGATTGGCTGGGATTTTTGTTCTGCATGAATATATTTAGCAGAGATTAAAAATGCCTGTTTTGAAAAACCTGCTGTTGTATAAATAAATACAAACGATGAGGACGAACTCGGATGCCTACATATACTAATCAGCAACAGTTAGGGAACAATTTTTTAAGAGCATTGGGTGATACCATGTTTACATCCACTGCATCTATTACTATATATGCTGGTTCACAACCCACTGCAACTACTGTTGCCACTAACTGGAACAGCTATAAATCCAGCAATGCTGATTGTCTAGCACACTTTGTTGTTGGTCCTAACTGGGCCTACAATGCAGGAACACTGACTTGGTATAACACTAATAATACCAGTACTACTCTAACGTTTAACACTGGCACAGCAACTTGGGCTATTTTATGGAACGGTAGCAGTGCATTGGGATTCACAGACGGGCAAGTAACTTCTGTAGAACTTTCAGGTTCAACCTTACCTAATAGCGGAGCATTTGAAGTTGTGCCGGTATCAAACAGCACAGGCACAGGCGTTATTAGAATGGTTGACGTTAATATTGTACCTGGTACAACTGCTACTATGACAAGTAGCGGAATGTCTTTTGTTTTTGGTTGAGTTAAAGGAGTAATATTTTTATGGCAACATTTACTGTAAGTCCGGCTGTAGTATCTGCATTGACAGCTAGAGCAACTAATCCTAGTTTAGGCGTATATACCCTAACCAGTCCGTACAGTTCCGCTAGTTTGTCTTTTTTAAATCTAGGCGGGATACAGTTTTTAAATTCAGGCCTAAGTGTATTGGTAGGATTTGGATTTCACGAAGTTAATTATAGTTTATGGAATAACACTGTAACATTTTCCGGAACCACTATTGGTTCTCAGGCAACGTTTACACATACAGCAGGCAGACCAGATATCTATCCTGGTTTGAGGGTACTCTGTGGTCCAGGATTATACGAGGTTGTCAGTTACAATGTGGGAACCGGCGCAGTTGTAATGCAGTTGATCAGCGGAGCAGGATATTCAGGTAGTATTTCTGCAAATCTACAAATTGCCAGCGGTGTAGCAAGTAGATCCAGCGATAGTTCAACTGGTTATGTAACATTCAACAATTTTCCTGCCTTGACTCCAATACTTAGCGGCACTATTGATTATGTATTGTTAAGAGACGCTGCGAACAATTTTGGAATAACATTCACTGCTGGCGACATCGGTAGTGGTGCTGATATTGAAATTAGTGATCGAACAGTTACAACTGCACAACCGTGGCAGTTGTCGGGCAGCATAAGAGTAAGACTGCCGATGTCATATAATTATACATTGTAATTATTTTGAGCCTAAAATAAAAAAGGGCGTTGAACGCCCTTTTTTTATGGCCCTAGGCTAGCTATTGTTTCGAGATCCTGTGCAAAGTTAAGGGTTATTTGAGTAGATGTTTCGTAGTACTCAATCCAGAAATCATTACTGCTCTTTACAGTTTCGACTAAGGCGCTAAAGTTTAGAGTTGTTTGAGGCATGCTTTCAAAGTATTCAGTCCAGAAATCATTACTGCTCTTTACTGTTTCACTGAGTTGAACAAAACTTAGAGCGTTGGTTTGTGTTAATGATTCATAATACTGTACCCAATAAGCATTAGAACTTTGAATAGTTGCTAATCCCTTAGGCAGATCAAAACTTGCAAATGTTGGAATTGGTGTTGGAGCTTCTGAAGCAAAACTAATTACCTTGCTTCCTACAACCACCCATTCGCTCGATCTACGCATAATAGTAAATCTAAATAAGTCTATTCCTTGCGGGGTTCCGCTTGGAATTTCACCGAGCTCCCATCTCACCGTAGCAGTTGTACTATTAATCATTGCTGCCGAAGGCACATATGCAGTGGCAGTAGATTGATGAACATATAGATCAAAATTTGTAATTTGATTTGTTGTAGTGGCAACATTAGTAAAGTTTGGTCTAAAATCAGATGCCGGATAAAGATGATAGAACGTCGTTGAAGAATTATAGTTATGTATTACATTCTGTCCGCTAGCCCCTGATATCTCATAAAAGAAAGCAGTAGCAGCGTCAAATCCTCTGGGACCCGTAGCTCCGGTAGGACCTGTTGGCCCAGTTGGACCACTACCTTGAGGACCTGTTGGCCCGGTCGGTCCTGTTGGACCAACACCTCCAGACGCTCCTATATCTACAACATTAAATGTCCCCGACATTGCTGCGTGATTTTGACAGACATAATAAAGTGTAGAAGGGGCATCCAACGGCACTGAAAAAGTTAGAGTGCCGTTTTGAGTTCCGTTATTGGTAACTCCAGAACTATAAATGTTGCCTGCATTATAAGGAGCGGCTACTGTCTGAATCCATAAAGGATGCCCAACTGCATTGATTGTGAAGTAATAGGTCATTCCTCTTACTAGTTGTAAAGTTGGATCAGCTACACCGTTAAACAAATAACTTGAAGCACCGCTGTTGGCAACGGTATAAGTAATTCCTCCTACAACACCTTGGGGTCCTGTTGGACCTGTTGCTCCGGTTGGACCAGTTGGACCCGTTGGGCCTGTTGGACCTATTCCTTGTGGACCAGTAGGACCTGTTGGTCCCGTTGGTCCTGTAGCACCAGTTGGCCCAGTAGGGCCCGTTGGGCCTGTAGGGCCCGTTGGGCCTGTAGGGCCCGTTGGGCCTGTAGGGCCTTTAAGTCCTTGAGGACCTTGAGGACCTATTGATCCTGTAAGAGCACTTGCAGGAATTCTTTTGGAAATCCTATTATCTACCCCAACCACATAGGTTAGGTTAGTAAGACTGTTTAAAACTGGTAGTGTATTGATATTTGACATCTTAACTTAGTCCTATAATTGGATTACCATCATCATCTGTTAATGCTTCCCCAGTGCCGTCATAAATTTCAAAATTGCCGCCGTAGTAATAAGCATCCGGCAGTTCTGCAGGCTTAGCCTTGAGGAATTTAGCTGGATTGCTATCACTGTCTAACAACGATTCTCCGTTATTCCAAAGTTTAGCAGCAGAAAATTCTTTCTTAACCACTGTTAAGCGTACACCTTCTGCAACTCCTCCCTCAATATTAAGAGTAATCTGTTGCGTAGCTGTATTTAATGTAAATTCAGGATCTTTTCTCATCAATCCTCTATACACATATCCTGATATAGCATTCTCTTCTAGAGATTTTTCGTATACCCAAACTTGATTAGTAGCCGTCACAACGTAGGTAGTTCCTAGCACTGTTGTAACAGAAGGTAATCCCAATGTTGTAGCAGTGGTGTTTATCAGCGTTACACCGTCAACTATCCTTAATGATTGATTGTCGTAAGCAACTGCAGGATCTTGTACAAATCTATAACTCTTTTCTAATCTACGTCCGCCATAATAAACTTCTATTTGATTTGAGGGATTTACAAGATTAGATAGAATAATACCATTATTCATCCATGTAGCTGTGGAATTTGTAGCTGTGTTTACATAGTAATAGTTGCTTGCAGTAGATATTGTATAAGTTTCAATTGATTCTTCTGTTAATAAACTTTGACGTAAAATTCTGTCAGTAAATGGCACTGTCTGCGCTGTTCCTTGGTCAATTACCTTGGTTCCAATTTGATTGTACACTTTTGGTGCAGTACCTAGGGTTGCTCTTCTTAGCTGTGCTAGCACAGAATTTGCCACTACACTAATTGCAAATGTTGCGCTGGTTCCTACTCCGCTTGTTGTATTAAACGTAGACAATAAAGGTGCAGCATTTCCATTGTAAATACCGCCTTCAAATGTTAAACTGACTATCGCCCCAGAGCCGTTAGCGGTAACTGTTGCTACCAACGGTACAATCCAGTTTCCTCCCGAGAATGTAATTGTATCACCAGATTCAAAGGCATTGCCTGCATCTACAATTTCAATCTCATTAGCCAAACTATAAATTTTAAAGAATTCAATTCTTTCTCCGCTAATCATAACTGCACCAGGAATATTTGACTCAACAATTGGTCTTGTCAACACACTGGCATCTTCAACATAGATATAAGAATCTACTTCCGTAAACGCTGCTGTCAATTCAGTTGTGCTGTCTTTTGAAAGACGCTTATAGTTGTATCTATTGAAAATATCGTTGAATATTCTATAACCTAAAATATCTTCTGTAGTTTTATTGCTGGCAAAAGATCTAATTGTTATTAGGTCTCCGGGAGTTAAGTTATAAGTGTTGGTTAACTGTACTGTCATACCGTCATCTAACACTTCAAAGTCGTAGTAGTTAGCTAGAGGGACACCGTTTAAAGCCACCCATACGTAGCTTTCGTTTAGAATTGGTCGACTAATTTTAAACCTACCTGACGAATTACCATCAAAAGTTTCAGTTCTCATGAATAAGTTATCATGAGTGTTGTAGGTAATAGTTTTTATTTCTCCCTTCCATTCTACGTTCCAACCTTCTGTTGCAACGGTAAATGATGTGGCATAGGGATTTCTCCTTTGCTGCGCTGCCGACGCGCACAGTAATAATTTTTGATTGTAAACATCGTATTCGTAATCTTGTTCGCCACCACCGCTTGCAGAACCAGGCTTGTTTAATATTGCAACAACATCACCTACAGATAATAAAGCTGTGTCAATTTTTACAATATTTGAAACAGTGTAAAGTATATAATCAAATCCTCTACGCAATTCTGAACCGTTTAGATATACACGAATTTCGTTTATATTCAACGGATTTTTTGTACCGTTACTGCGTTTGTTGGTAATAGCAAAACTGTTGTTTGAAGGATTATCAACCGAATAATAATTAATTTGCGGAGGAATAAGTTGTCTTCTAGATCCACTAAAATCATTTTTAAATTCAATAATAGAATTCGCTAATTGCGGTTCAACCGTTCCAGTTACTGGTGCATCAGCAAAGATTATTTCCTGATAGCCTGAAATTACAATTTTACCTTCAACAATAGTAGTTGTCGGATAATATGACGGGAACGACACAGAGGTATTAAGAGTTATTGTAGATGTAGTAGTACTAACAACTCCATAAAATCTATTTTCTAATATATCACCAACATTATTTCTAAAATAAATCGTAGTTACACCTGCTGTAATTCCCGCTACACTACTGACATTAGTTAATGTAAAATTAGATGCGGTTGCTACAGCTGAGAATGTAGCTACATAAGGTGTAACTGTTTTAATTTCTTCGCTAATCTCATTCCATAGCTGTTGCTCAGTACCAAAGAACCAACTACTCAGTACTGTTGTGCTAGTTGCAAGATTATAAATCTTAACCACGGCTCTTCTGTTTAACTCGTTTGCATATGTCAACGTATAATAGGCTGTGGAAGTTGATGTAGATGCAATGCTAACTCCATTAACTGTAACATAGGCTGACTTTACTGTGTCTATAGTTGATGCACTTTCTAACTCTGCCATAGTAACACCTTCTACTATAACAGTTTCTTTGTCAATAAATCCAGTTTGATTTGTGGTGCTGCCGCCGCCCATATCGATCACAGTGTAGGCCAATTTACCTATATAAGGTTGAGGTGCTACAATTAGTAAAGGCATGAGTCCCGATTCATTTTGCCAATCGATAGTAAATTGATTGGCTGCGGTAAATGAAGTATATGTACCTGTATAAGTTACATAATCAAAGATACAGGGAGTGTTGGGCTTAAGAACCTGTATAACTGTGCCGCTACTGATGGTTGAAACAACAGGATTGCTGATTATTATACCATTAGTACCGGTTAATCCTATGATACTTGTACCGTCTTGTAAACCACCCATAGGATAGATAGAATTACCAACTTGGAATCCTGTTGTAGTTGATAGATATAGTGTAGATGTCAATGCTGCTGCAGTTGTAACAATAGTAGCAGTTACCACTGAATTGTCGTAAGTTACCATTACTGCTGCTGCATTAGGGGGAACCACAGTTAATTCTCTAGTAACCGTGGTATATGCCGTTATGATGTCTATATATGATGCAACAATGACCGGTGCTTGAATTGGAGCTTTGGTATAAACATTTATACCAATACTTTCGTGCATTTCACCTGGGATTAATTCTTCTGGCCCGTAGCTACTATCGGGTGTTATAAATCCTGCTCCGTTTAATTCTATTGCACCTGTAGCCGTACTTACAACATAGCTAAAGTCGCCGCCAATATATTGTGTGTCTATACCTGAAGGATTTTGATTATAACTCCAAAATTCTATCTTAGAACCGGCGGGGATTGTTCCATTAACTATTTTATTAACATTTATTGTTTTAGTTGCTGTCGTTACACTGTAAACTCTAGGTTCATCATAAACACCTGTGGTTACAAAATAGGTGCCAGTTGAAGAAATTACATTCACAGTTTGTCCTGCAACTATTCCGCTAACACTGTGTAACACCAATGCTGTCAGTGTGCTAGAAACTGTTGTAGATACTGCTGTAGAAGTTGTAAATGTGTAGCTATCTATTTCATCTTCGTAACCGGCATCGTCAAATCCAACAACTCCATCACTCCATCTTGTGTTATAATTTAAGGATAATCCTTCAACTGATAATTTACTATATTCTAAACCTGTCATTAATTGGGCTAGTTCCTTGCCAGGCATTTCTGCAGTTGGGGAATAGTAATGCAATATTCTATCAATAGCTGTTAATAGTTCTGTACTCTTAGTGTATTCTATTGTAACAAGCTGTTCAATCTCAGGAACAACTTCAGTAAATCTTAACTTACAAAATTTCTTTGAATAACCATTTACATCTGAAGTATAATATAAAATTTCGTATTCAGATGAAAGAATTTTATTGTTGTCTAAGAATACGCTTATTAATTCGTCCTGAGGTTGCGCTACCCAAGACAAAATAAATTCTGATTTTAATCCGTCTCCTACAAAGTTATCAATTACTGAAAGGTCTTCTAAGTCTTGACCTCTTGATACTCTGTCGTATTTCATTGTAATAATATTAGATCTTATGGTAGTGGTAGAACCATAATTTTGTGCCCAAGACTTCCAAGGCCATTGTGACAAATAAGAACTGCCGCTGGTTACTGGGATTACCGCATTTTGATCTTCATCAAACACTGGAGGTAGATCAAAGTCTGTAGTATATGTTCTGCTGTTATCTACGAGATTATATTTTGTAGTAAAACTTCTAATCTGAGTGTGATAGGGTTTAGCTTCTGCTACATAATCTTCATAAAATTTTGTATCTGCTAGCTTATACACAGGAATCTGTGTTAGTGTTCCTGCAAAATTTGTTACACTTATAAATGAAGTTTTAAATGCCCAGTCTAAAAACATCTGTTCAGACAACGCATATCTTACACATTTAAAGAATGAAAGATTCCAGTATTTCTTTAATTCTCCTATAAAGATATCTTTCTTTAGTGCATCTAAAATATATTGCAATTCTAAATCAGGTGCTTGAGCGAACAGTGTTTGATCAAACGCATTTGCATCATAGCCTAAATTATTATTGGTAAGGTCCCATAGATTGTTGCTAAGTTGAATTGTACCGTTTTCGCTATAAACTACATCATAATTTGCATCAAACGTTCCTAATCCCGTGGTTATTTTTTGTAGAATTAGATAATTTCCCAATCCATTGTCTTTGACTTTTACATAGTCGCCGGCATCTGGAAAAATACTATCTAGATCTGTTGCTTCATTAACAACATACAGTACTTCTTTGAACTTATCATAAGAAGATGATATCCAATCAACGTACTGCCAATAGAGAGGAGTATTATATAACTGTGTTTTTGATCTAACCCAAGTACCTTGCACTTCAGTTAGTGTTAATAGATTCCAATCACTTGGATCAAACTGTGTGTTTGAGTCAATATAATATTTTGAACTGTAGAAATTATTGTTATATTTTACTTTTTGTCCGTAGAGATATTTTTTGTCTAGTGTCCACGTAATAACATCTGCATTATTCCATACATACTTTGTCCATTTTCCATTATAGGTTGAATCTGCTAATACTAATACAGTATAAGGTCTTACAGTTAATAACGGCGCAGTTCCAAAAGCCTTTCCAGGATACGCTATCGATGCTGCAGTAACCTGCCCTAACTCGTTTATCTCTGTAGTAATTTTTGCATTATGTAAATTATTTTCAATTTCAACTGTGGGTGCTATACGATATCCATAACCTGAATTATCGATAGAAACTGCTACAATCTTTCCATTGCTTACAATGCAAGATAACATAGCAGGCTCTATTCCATCAGTATCGATTGCGTCTAAATCTGTTTCATCTTCAACAATTTGATCAAACTCGCCGCTGATTTCTAAAGGTGTTGGATCTTGTTTGTTTAAATTTTCAAAACTGTAGACACCGGTTATTCTTTGATCAATTAAAATACCGTTGACATACTCTATCAAATTTCTAAGTGCTGCCCATCTATCCTTAAACATACTCTGTCTTGGGCGTATTTCAATACCGTATTTTTCTCTCTTGGAGAGAGTTGGATCGGGAACTAAGTTTCCTAACTTGTCTGTACCTTTCAAACTGTCTAACATTTTTTGTTCTAATGCCGCAGGAGGACCCTGAGTTTCTGATCCTTCCTGTAGTATCAACCATTCAGTGTGCCTTGGGGTAGGATTATCGATTGAATTATAAACTACATTTAGACTGACCTTATCACCTACCAATAAGTTTGAACAATTTGCCACCGCTAGAGCATTAGCTGACAGTATTTCAATATATCTTTCACCTTGCAATTTTGGATTTTCTATAAGTTTACTGACTTGGAATCCACTTATTCTACGATTTTTTGCTGCAGGTACAATAAGCGGATTCTTTACCCAGTAGTAATAATAGTTTATAAAATTACCACTGTTAGAATCGTATACCTGTTTTACAGCCAAAGTAGAATTGTCTACAAACTTAGGTGTACCACTCACTCCCTGTGACAGACCTTCTTGTGATCTTGCTAAGTTAACCCACTGTGATGGTAAGAAAGTGGTTTTGACCCATTCGTAAACGTCTATAGTAGAACCTGGAAACGGTGTTCCCCAATAATTTTTTCTATATTCTAGTTCTCCCTGTTCGTACCAAGGATACTTGACAGTGCTAAGATCCCACCACAATTCACCCACATGTTCATCTAACCAATTGGTGTTTAGATTTACATTAACTGCAGATCCTCCTATAGAATACACTGCAGGATCATAGGCCATTTTGTAAGAAATTTCTTGATCTGCTATTCCTAATACCTTGCCCTTAAGAGGATCAACCACATCAAGATAGTCAATAACTTCATCCTTGTCTGTGTTTATTAATGATACCTTACTTACAGAATCAACACTGATTAAGTCATCTTGATGGCGCAGCAATTTCCAACTGTCTGCTGTTTGATCAATTTTGTAAAATTGATGGAATGCGCTGATTACTGAGGAGTTATTTTCGTTCACCACTGCTGGCGCACCAACGAACAAATTGTTATTTTTCAGTGCAACACTATATCCATAATTTGTACCAGAATTAATGTTCACTGGAGATAATTCGTCTGCTGCTCTAAACAAAGTATTTTTTCTATTATAGATATATACAGATCCAGAAAATGCTACTCTGTCTAAGAAATTAGTTGAGTCAACATCGTAACTAGTTTCGCTTAGAGAAAAGTCGCTGTTGAAATCGTTGTCGTACTCTTCAGTTGTAGCTAGGTCTAGTTCAGTTCTATCATCAAACGACAGCGGTATACGTCTGTTTGTACCTAAAGCTGAAATTACTAGCTCTTCTTCATCTTCACTAATATCTAAGGATTGTCCAAACTTCATACCTACACCGGGTACAGGATTAGAAATAACCTGTGTCAATGTAAAGTTTTGAGTTGATGATTCCCTATAATATACAGCAACTTTTCCGTATCCCTGACTAGATGTTCTTGCGTTAGGTGCAGCAACAAATATGTATGAACCGCTAGGGCTAATTGAAATAGAGGATCCAAAATTTGAATTGTTTTCAAACACACCTTGTATAGTTTGACTTATAAGGGTGCCTGTACCTGTGTAGATAGCAATTAATCCCTTGCCATTAGCAAATCCTGGAGCACCTATAACAAATACACCCCTTCCTCTATCTGTTCCTGCAAGAGACTGACCCCATTGACTGCCCTGTTCAGTACTAAGAACAACATTCACCGTTAGCCCGGTTCCTGTATTAGTTGCGGTAGTTGAAACTGAATTCAACACTGAACCTGGCAGCGCAGAGAAGATTACAGAATTGTCTAAAGGATTAGAAAATGATCTTACTGAACCATTCGCGTTAACTTTTGTAATTCTTGCTACCAAAGGCTTAGAAGCAGTTGCAGGTGAGACATAGACTAAATCATCAACCTTGTAATTTGTTCCAGAGCTTACAATTTCTAATCTTTGTACTGTAGAAGATGTTAAAATAATTGTGGATGTTGAAATTACAGTGCCGCTGGAATTTAATAAGTGCTTGTAAACCGTACCGGTTCCCAACGTTTGCGTATACGGAGCCCCAACAAATAATGTTTTATAATGTCCTAGAGGATTACTGACATGTAAACTAGAACCATATCGTTCATAACTTACAGAGTTAGGACTTTTAATAACATTGACTACCTGTTCTTCTAGAGTATCCGGTGCTATAGCACTAATTTTTACTATTCCCTGTTCAATTAATGAACCACTAGGGATTGCCGCAGCCGGAATAGTTATTTTACTGGCCAATGGGCCGCCGGCAAACAGCAGACCGTAACCGCTTTCATTGTATTCTGTAGCATCATAAAACAAAGAGTTACCAAAACCGCTAGGCAACGACTCGTCGTAATATGTCGCTGTGCTTACATTATTAATTCCATATCTAAACAATAAACTGCTAGAAGCTACTCCTGGTTTATAGACAAAAACATTTCCATAATTAAAATTAGATTGCACATATCCTGGATTTCCCACCATTAATAATGTGCTGTCTTTTTGTTTGTTAATGTTAAATCCTAGACTTTGCTCGACAGGGGACGTTGCAGATTGTATTGTATAATTTTTATAATTTTTAACTTTTTGATAGACTGCCCAACGATTGTTATCATCATGATCTACCCAAATTTTTGCATTTCTTGGAAATCCTAACAGAACACTATCTTCTGGTAGGTCATCAAAATTATTAAATCTACTATTAGTAAATTTAAAAATTAGTCCTGGAAGAGATTCAATTGTGTCTGTAACCGCTGTGGTTGTTGAAATTACTGAAAAGGTATCTCTATCTACAACAGAATTAATCTTATAAATTCCATTTACTAAAGGATCAAATTGCTCAACGCTTACAATTTCTTCAGCGGAGAATCCGTGTGGTTTATCTGTAGTAAAGTTTAATACATCTGCGTTTAGAGAATCTAATTCTACTTTAACTAATTTTACTGCCGCTAATCTTTTTCTAAGAACACTCCAATCGTTTATCTTTGTATTTGCTAACCAGATTGTTTGTCCAGTCTTGATAACATCTGTGCTGGTAAATGCTAATAAAGCATTTTCGTTAAAGGCATTAAATTCAACATCATCAAATCTAGCATAACCCGCATTCTGTACAGAAAATACATCGTTATAGTCTGCGTCAGTTGTTACAAAAGTCTGTGTTGTAGAATAATTTAAAGGTTTAGCTAGTAAATCTGTAGATTTAACAGATATTCTTAAATTGGTGACTGTAGAAACTGTATTAGTAAATTCTATAATTTGCGGATTGTCATAGAAAGAGCCCTCTTGTACAGTAAATTCTATTTCTTTTCGAGAAGAATATGAACCGTAGTAACCCATACGGAACGCCCATTCTTCATTATAATCTAATTTTGCGTTTAGAGTTTGTACAGTTGCTCTTTGTAACTTTGTTATAGAATTTTTTGTGCCTTTTTCTTTGATGAAACCTTGATAGAACTTATATTGAGCAATTGGATCTGCAAAAATGTTGTTTAGATACACTCTAGGAGTGTAACCAACTAAATGCTGTGCAGCCTTTTGCTGACCTTCGTCAAAGTTACTAATATCCAAACTATAGAAATCTTCAAATTGACTTATTTTATAATCAAAGTTTGGTATTAAAGAAGCTACCGGTTTCTTTCCTAGCAGTCGCCAATCGTCAAAATTGAAGGCCAATGTACCAACAATATTTTTATTAGCGGCATAATAATTTCCGTTAAACTTTACAACATCTTCAAATTTATAATCCTTATACTGTTTCCAGTCGCTTATAATTGCTGTATCATATACAAAGCCTGGACTGAAGTAATCTCCGTTCCAATTGCTGGTTCTAAAACCAGACACTTTCATTCTCTGTTGACGATAGCCTGTATCTAAATTTAATATTGAATCATTGAATATTGTTGTATTATTGAAAACAATAGCATGTTCTTTTTGCACAGAATATAGTCTTGCAAAATAAATTCCTCTATCAGCAGATATACATTTTATAGTACACTTACCTTCATCTCTTACCACATTCAAAAATTTCTGTGGCATTGCCAACCCGCTGGCTTCTAGAATATTATATTCATAAAAACTATTAAAAATATTATCTACAACTGAATCAGTAAATTTAACTGTCAGTTCGTTAGCAAATGGACTGAGTGCAATAACACTGTTAGTTTGCCAATTTTGTGTTGTCCAATATAAAAATTCTTTGGCTGTAAAATTCCAATCTAAGGTAGATTGTAAGTCATTGTTAAATTCGTTAAATTCAAATCCTTGATCAATCAACCATTGTCCGTATCCCACAATCAAATCATAAACTTCTTGAGTGGTGTTATAAACTGTTCCGTAGGGAATGATTACCGTAGAATTTTTATCAAATATTTCTGCTGCCTGTACTGTGGTTCCGCCTCTAATAGGTAGTTCTGGAACTCTTTGAAAATATTGATCTTCAAAATTACTGCCACTTCTATGACTTACAGTTGTTATATAAAAATTGTTGTTATACTGTACATACTGTCCTTTTTGATAGAATACACCAACAGGTGCTGTTGAAGCACTGGTAGTATCGGTAGTAGCAGCTTCTGCTCCACCTGTTTCATTACCTGCGGTCCATTTAACAAACTTTTCTGCGACCCCTCCCACAGTTATTGTAACTGTGTCTTGATTGCGAATAGGTGTGTAGACAGTAAAGTAGGGACTTTGATCGTCTAATCCCTTTACTAGAAATTTATTATCTTCTTTCTGTACTACAACACCCGATATAGAAGTCTTACGAATAGGATTGCTGGTGTTTAAAATTAACTTGTAATCTTCTGGTTGCAATACAGAACCAGCGGCTGTGCTTAATGGATCAAAGGCATCTATACTGACTTGGAACTGACTTTTATCGATAAATCCACCAACTTTATAGAACAAACTAATATCTGCATTGGCTAAATCCTCAGATAACTCGGTGTTATAACTGAATGATCTCTGTCTACCGGCTTCACTTACAAACACACTGTACCCCGATGTAGCATAATCATTTACACCTTGCACAGGCATTTGCCTTAGATCAAGTAAAATATTATCTTGGCCGTAAATCCATTGTCCAGAAAGATTTTGTGTAAGTCTTATTGGATCGTAAAATAAAGATGCATAGGTTGCCGGCTTGCATAGAGCCATAATTTTTTGTACAATAAATGGCCAATGACTGCTCTTTCTCCACGCTGCTTCAGCCGGACCCCAATCGTTAAATTCCCAGTTGGCCTGAACGTTGGAGATAGTGAGATTTATTACAAATGTATCAGGATCTTTCAAATCACCGCTGCTGTCAACAGGAATAAAACTTGCTAGCTGACTTCTAGCGTATACAGTGTCTATGCCCTCTCTAGATCCTTGTCTAATGCGGCCAAGTCTTAGATCTGTCCACAACTTTGTATTTGTGCTTAGATAAGGAGCTGCTCCATATTCTTCTTCCCACCAGCTGGGCTGAACAGTGAATCCCAACATTCTCCAAGGGTACAAGTCTGGTCTGTCAGTGTCATAGAGATAGGTATAAAGCCATCTCCAAGATCCGTGAGTAAGAACATTTAACGGTTGAATATACCCGCCCTTGTAATTCCAAGTGTAAGAATTAGCACTGTCGTAAGAACTATTGGTTTTCCAATCTACGCCATTTGTGCTTATCCAACGGAGGAAATCTCCTTGAACAATATTATTGATGTCATTAACTGAAAAATCAGTGGTTCTAAATGCTCCAGGAATTAGAGATTGATAATCTAAAATATCTTTTCTGTACTGACCTTTAATATTATTATAGATTCTTTTTTCTAATTCTAATATTACAGCATCTCTATAGTCTCCAAACGCTACTGTAATGCTGCCATCATGTCCTTGTATTACGTCTACAGGTGTTACATAAGAATCATCTTCAAACATCATCGGTTCATACTTAGGATATAAACCCAATTTAGATGGCGTGGATGGAATATAGCATCCCTTAGTATCAGTGTAGTCTTTGATTACTATGCGATCGTTGAGATAAAGGCCAACATTAATTCTTACATAAAAATCATTAGTTAAAAATTCGTAATCCTTACCATAAACTAGTTGCTCATCGTTTATGTATACTAACACACTTCTAAAACTTATATCATTGAGATTATACTCACTTGATATTGGATAGGTATCTACCGTTGTATCATCAACAACATAAACAGTTTCCTTAAAATTGTCTCCGTAGGCAACCATATCTGACAAGAAATATGGGAAGGATTGATTTTTACTTAAATTGATAGTTTTTAACGCTTCGTCAACTGCTCTTACAGGATCAGTTTGAATGTCTAAATCTGTAATTTGTTTTATAAAGGCGAGTTTGAATAGATTATATTGATCAGCAGCTTTTGTAACTGCATCAATAATATTGTGATCTTTTTTGCCAATAAACATCAACGCAAAAGACAATGGATTGTCGCTAGTGATTAATCTTGTTTCGTTACTAGCGGTACTGATATGGTCAATTATGTCACTACGTGTAAGACTAGCTATTGGACCATTAAATGGATTATTTGTTAAACCCAAAGGCAGATTATAAAATTCAGATGATGTAATCGCACTATAAGTTTTAGTAATTGCATTGTTAGTTACTACAGATTTCCAAGCATTTGCGTAACTGTTGTCTTTTTTAATATAGGCAACCGATGATGAAATTTCTGTAGATGCATTAGCAGCGTCTGATAGCGTAATTGTTTCTGCTGTAAGATAATTTTTAAACAGATAACTACCAACACCTACACTGTTCCTGTAGTTGAGAGGAAATCCTAAAACTGTATCATTTGGTCCTGTACCTAAGTCATAACCAAAAACTTTGTTACCTTTAAAATCTGAATTATAAAAATCTTGATCCGAATAGCTATTTCCGTCTTTGTCAAAAAGATCAAACAACGGAGGTTGATTTAATTTATTGTGTTGCTGTGAAAATTTCCAAGCAGTTCCAGTATACCACCAACTGGTGCCGCCGTAATTGGTTCCGTAATTTACATAGGTATTATCGCCAACCGCCGGTGATTCAACTTCTACCAGTGTCAGTCTTTGTTCACCGTTTATGGTTACAAAATTAACTTCATAAATTTTGCTTCTTACTGTAAGATCGGTTTCAGCAGTAAAAATAATTCTATAACCTTGCTGCAATGCTACACCGTCAGCGAAATGTCCAGCCGAACCTTCAACGACACTAAAGGCGTCTACGGTAACTGTGTCAACTACATCGATAGGCGCAAGTCCGTTACTACCAAAATTATACAACTTGATATTTGCATCAAATTCAATAATAGGTCTTTGAGCTCTTAGCTTACTGGGATAATATGGCTGAACATCGTTAACGCTGGAGCTAACTTCAATTACATCTTTATGTACCCATCTATTATATCTTGTCCAAGGATTTAAATCATTGCTGGATCTATTAATAGTGATATAATCTGGAACGAGAGGCAGTTGCTTGTAGCTGTCAAAAGGATATTCATCAAACAGAGACTGATCAAAACTGTCATCATAGATATCTGCTATGTTTTCTGAAACTTTTAATACCGCATCATCTACTAGTTTAATACTACTACCAACTCCTTCAACCCAATACACTTTATTTTGATAAGAGATAGGTGATGCATTACCAGTAAATCTTATCTTCATTCCGTTTAGCAATGGCTGATTTAAAGTGGGGATAGTGTAATCGGTTTGCCCGATAATAGACGTAGTTACTGTAACGGTGTTTGCTATGTCTATTGTTGGAGGACCGTTGACTAACCAATAGTATTCTTGATACTTTTCAAATTTGCGTGTGTCAATATGTAAATCATAAGAATGATAATGTGTTCTAAATAACTTGTCAAAATTTTCAACATTACCACCGCTTAGACTTATATCGTTAATTAAATCATTGATTCCAACAACATCCTTTACATTTCCTTCTTCATCTTTAACAATCAAAGAAGGAGTTAATTGATAATTGGCTCGCAGATCGCTGTTTTCAGTTACGTAACTATCGCTGCTTTGATAACTTTTAACTTGAGTAGATGTAGATGATCCAATATAAGCATCTAATCTTTCTAGTTCAGGCTTTTGTATCAGCTGATCGAGAGTGCTGGCAAGAAATTTTGCGTTCTTACCTGTCTGTAAAAACTCAGGTAAAAACTTAACACTTTTTATAATCTTTTCTGCCATCTTTAATTTCCAGCACTAGTGATAATATTTTCTGACTGTAATTGACTGGCAGTGACTGCATCAATTATGTCTATTTGAGAAACTGTAGCTCCATTTATAAAAACTTCGTTGCTTAGACATGTTACTTCATATAGACTGCCAAAACTGTTTGGATAATTTGGAACTATAATAAAATTTGTGATGTCCGGGGTTAGCAGATTCATCACATAGGTAGATAATTCACTAAAGTAAAATGATTGGCCAAAGTTCCAATTTTGCAGTGCAAAAAAATTGTTAATTGCTGTAAGAATTTTGCTCTTTAATGCACTGTCACTTAACAGACTACTGCTGTTTCTCACTGCCTTAAATCTAGCTCTCAATGTAGTAGGAGCTTTGTCACCAAACAAAATTTTGTATCTTGCTGGCTGAAAAACTATTTCATCGCTGATTGTTTTGATAGCATTGAGCTTAGACAGATACTGTTTTTCTAAAGCTGAAGTAGTTGGTGGAAGAGGCTCATTGCCTACTCCTGTTGACAACCAGTATCTATAAGCAGTGTCATAAGTTGCTGTCATTAGATAAACATCTATGATATTTGATTTGCTTGGATCAATTCTTCTTTCTTCACCGCTATTATGTACATATTGAAATTTTATAGCATCTCTTCCGGGGTAAGCGAGATACGATGAAGCTGTAGTGTTATAAACAAATTCGTCTGTGTCTTCGTTGTAGATATTAACAACATCTTCATTGTAGAAATAATAAAAATAACCATCAAATTTTTCAGCAGAAGGAACATCTGTCTCAGATCCATATATAATGAAATCTAAACTAGACACAGGTTGTGTGGTTTCTCCGTCCTCTTGAATTTGAAAGAATACATAACTGCTTGTTGAAACTAGGTTAGTATAAGCATCAGGGTCTGAAATTTCACCGCTGTTGTCGCTGTCATAAAAACTTATCTTAATTTTTGACGGATTAACATAACCGTCAACTTCAACTACATTACCATCAATCTGCCATAGGTAGTCTTTGTCTAATCCTATGCTAGTAGAAGTACTGATAGAATTTACAGACAGTACCTTAATTTGATCTTTTACAATAGTGTTTGTATAGTAGTCATAGTTAATGTTTGTTGGATCTGTATAAAAAGCAGTTTCCTTTGCACTTTCAAACGTGAATTGTGCATATCTATATCTAACTTTGTAACTAGATCCTTGCCATTCAAATGCTATCAACCAACTAGCATCATTGTTTAGTCCAGAACCATCACCTTGGTTTACAAGACTAAAATCGCTAGTTAGATCAAGATTGGTTTCGCTGATAAACGACCATTCTCTAGAAAGTGTATCAAACTTTAAACCAAAGTTTTTTTGTGTTAAACAAATATTAACTATTTCATTTTCAAAAACATATTTGAATGAATTTAAAAATTGCGGTAAAATTTCTACAGGTATAGCGTCACTATCTACAACTGTGGATAAGACAATTGGCCCCGTGCCGTCTTCTAGTAATCCTAAACCAGTATTAGATCCATCGCCTATTACATTCTTAACTGCTGCCCATAGATACTGACTACCATTTGATCCTTTCACAGCACTCAGTGTGCCGTTGGGTTTAAAATACTTTTTGCTAGCATCATACCTAGCATCAGTAGTTGGCAGCATACCTGGGGGAATAAATTTGATTAAAGATCCAGGCTTGGCATATTTTAATGAATTAGAGACAAATATACCTGTGCTAACTGGTCCTTCACTGGTTTCAAAGTATCCTGTGCAGGAAATTGCGTTGGTGTTTGCCTTTACCCAAGTTAGTTCTAATGAATTTAAATCAGGACGAGGATACTGATCAATATAAAAAGAACGCAGAGATTGTAGTTTTACAATTGACGCTAGGGTAGTCTTTACAAAAACCCAAATTTGATTTTTGTTTGCAAAACTAAAATCTATTTGAGCTTCTTCTATATCTTTGTAAAGTATACCGTCAGAGGCAAAAATATTTGTAGAACTATATTTTCCGCTCACATCGGATAATTCAAAATATCTACTTACGCCGCTGGTAACTCTTGCTACACTCTTGACTTTTAAAATATCGCTGCCTAAATTTAAAGGCGCAATATTGTAATCTTCCGCAGTGACCATTCTATTTTGTGTATAGAAAGACTGAGGAGCTTTCAATTGAATATCTGCATTGGATTCTGTTGGAGCACTATTAGATACAGAATACTGCAAATTCATTGTCAAAGTTAGTACGTGTTCTCTTCCTGCTTTGTTCCTGTAAGGAATTTTAATAATCACACCGCCCATCTGCTGCGGTGTAATAACGTAACTCAAACCATTGCTCTGTCTATAAAATAGACCAAACGTGCCTTGAGGCAAATTACCAAAGCTACCATCTGCAAAATTTAAATCAATCTGATCATTGTCTCTTGTTGAAACACTGTAGATATTTCTGTCATTGGCATCTATGCTGTTGTAAATTACACTACTACCAGTGATTGCTGGCACTTTGTTCCATAGCGTGGAATAGTTGCCGCTGGAATCCAATTGCCACAACCATACATCAGAGTCGTTAATGTTTGAAATATTAACTCCAATTAATTCATTAGCTACAGGATTTTGAACAGTGAAATTTGAAAAGCCTAGCTGACCCTGTTTAAAATAAACAAAGAAACCTGTGTTAGGGCTAGAGTTGCCTTGGTTATCTGACTGATAGAGTAAATTAAAACTTTTACCTGGCTTTGGGGTATCTTCTTGCACTGCATTGTCTACAAAAGTAGAAGCTACAATCTCAAAATTCATTGCTGTACCGTTGATATTTTTTGTGAAAGCAAATACCGGTACATCTGTATTAGCCGAATCAATCAAATATTTTTCTGTTACTATGCCGGAGATTGTGGCTCTATCGTTGGGTATTCCAAAACTAAAGTTTGAGAACAAAGAAGAATTAACAATAGAAATAAATTGTTCGTACCAGTTGTTATTGGTAGGATCATTCCACAACACCGTGCTGTTTGCTAAGTTATTGCCCGCACTGTCAAACACTGAATCTGTGGTAGATATTGCTGATAGCTTTAGCATACCTGTAGCCGCAGTGTTTCTCTTTGGTACGTAGCTTATAAGCTGTGCTAAACGCAGAATACTGTCTCTACGTTGTGCTGTTTCTAGAAAATTTTCTCTAGCATTAAGGTCAATTCTAAAGCTTAGATTTTGTCCTAAGTACGCAATTAAATCTACCAGCGCAACATATTCGCTTGAATCGATATAGTCGTTGAAATCTTCAGGATAATTTTCCTGCAAATAGCTGATTAGTATTCGTCTTAGTGTATCAAAGTCGTAGCTTTGAAACTCTGCATTTGGAAAAGATGCGTAGATCTTTTTCCAATCCTCTGTAACTAATAGCCTAGAATTTGTTGTTGGAATGGTCATATGTTGCTATACCAGTATTTATTGGAAAAATTAACCAGGTATTTTATACCGTAGCAATACCAATTTCTTGATTGAATTTAATTTTCATGCTTGCAGATTCATTAGTTGCTTTTAATACCAGTGTCAACTCTAAAATGTATCCGTTACTGTATTCAGTTAGATCCATCTGTGTAGGAACTACCCTAGAATCTGCTGTGCATACTGCCTTTATATCTGCAACTAGAACATCCCTAGTTTCAGCAGTAAGAGGCTCCATAAGTAAATCCCAGATTCTGCTACCAAAGTTTGGATTCATTACTCTAGTGCCTTTTCTAGTGTTGAAATGATTGAGAATATCCTGTTTGATTAGATCCAGGTCAAATAGTTTAGCTGTAGGATTGTCCTCATTTAGACTTGAAAATCCTTTATATAAATGCGACTGTTGTAGAACCGGCTCTTGATAGATAGCGTTGGCGCTGGTTACTGTAAGTGATTTATAAGGCATACTGTTATTTATTGGTAGTTATACCACCGGTTTACCTCCAGCTTTCTTAAATTCCGCAAGCAAGGTTTTTGCTTGCTGCATGGGTTGGTTCTTGTAATTTGCTCCCGGTAGACTGGCCCAGGTTTTTTTGTTTCTATCCAACGCTTCGTAAAATCTACCTTGCTTGATTAGGTCGATAGAATTGTTTCTAGCTAAAAGGAAAATACAAGCTTTATCCTGATTTGCAGGACCAAAATCTGTTAGACCAAGAGCTGTTTTGCATTCGTCCCAAGTATCCGTTAAAAATTGATATGCTCCGGCTGCACTAGAAGGAATACCGTTTGCTCTTCTTACTTCTCTCGGATGATCCTTAAAGCCTAGGGCGATGTTATCAACTTCTTTACCGTAGACATTTTTAATTTTTGCTGATTTAATATCAAATTCTCTATCAGGCCATTGTCTTTGATACCCTATTGGTCCTGTAGTTCCTTCAGCAAATCGTATCATATACAAAAACGCTTGTAGATTATCTTGCTCTTGATTTCCAGTTGATCTAGGAGGTGTACCCTGTGTGTTTGGAGGCAGTTTAAAAATTTCTGTGATCTTTTTAGCAGCCTCTACACTTAATTTTTTATAAGAAGCACTTCCTGGATTGTTGTTTAAATTTACTGCATTGAACTCGGTTGGATTTACGCTTTCGTGCTGATCATAAGGTTCGTGCGTGGGAACTCTTGTCATTATTGTAAGTAAATCTTCAACCTTATAGAAATTATTTTCCCACGATCCGTAAACGGACCTATTGGGTAAACTGAATCTAGCTAGAGGAGATACCGCTGTGGTTGATGCATCACCGGCTGTAGATGTTGGAGTTGCAGGAACAGCATTTTGATGTATTTGACCTCCAGAGGTCATAAAAATATCTACGTTGGATTTTAAATGAATGTTTTCTGCGGTTTCTAAAATATCTGCATCAGAATATAAACTGAGATTTCCGTTACTACTTAATTTTAAGGTTGCATTATTGCTTTTTAAATTAAAACTGTCATCGGCTTCAAAATTTACAATAGAATTTGATTTTAGATTCATACCAGATTCTGCATATACAGACAGCGAATTATTACTTTGTATATTGAAATCTAACCCGCTGAGTAAATTAAAATCAGCTCCGCTTTCTATTTGTGTAGACATGTTTGAAGAAATGTTTACATTTCCGCCAGCTTCTAAATTTATATTTCTATCTGCTCTAAAATTTAAATCTTGCTCAGAATGAATAGATACGCTGTCTGCTGCATAGATATCAATTTTACCCTGTGATGTAAGTTCAATCCAGGCTGTGCCTTTAGCATTACCGATGTAAATTAAATCTTTGGTATTGTGTAAAAGAATCTGATGTCCGGTCCTTGTTCTTATACGAACTAATTCATTTTCTCCATCAATATCCCCATCATCCATTACAAAAGTTGATCCGCCCAATCTGCTTACAGGTGACGGTGTTGTTGCCAGCTTGTTTAATGGTTTCTTTGGTCCGTTTTTATCTAAGGGGCCCGGCGTGCTGATTCCAAAAACATAGCTGGGAATTTCTCGCCTTGCGCTGCTAGTAGTAGTGCCTCTAGCATCATCTAACAATAGACCTTGTTCTAATAATCTATCTGCAAAAGGATGCACAGGTTTGGCCAGCTTGTCTACCAATGGCCCTTTTTCACCCGTTCTAGTAGATTTTAAAGGCTCTGCTACAGGTAGGTTACTGGTCTTATATTTTGCTAGTTGCGAAGCAGTCATTGCTGTGTTTTTTGTTGCAGCAATGCCGGGCACCATAAAATTCTGTTGTTCATCCCATAAAAATCCAATTATATATCCTTGGTTAAAATCAGAATTGGCGAATGCAACCAGCACCCTAGTTCCGATATCTGGAGGAATCATCCACATGCCGTAGCTTTTCTGTACATCGTCGTATTTGTTTTCGTTAGTGCCTTCATACAATACGTTGGTGTTTCCTGCGAAAGGACTGACATATCTAACTACATAGGTTTGTTCTTTGATATTAGGGTCGCCAGCAATTAGAAATTTTACAGAAACCTCAACCATACCTTGCTTGGTAGGATCAAGGTGATTGGTAATTATGCCTTCGTAAATGTAAGAAGGCAAATGTGAAGGACTTAAACCTCGTTGCAGTTGTGGAGCTTGCGCTGCTGACATTTATTACTATCCTATTAAATTATTTTTATAAATTTCTGCTAATCTAGCTTCTCTTTCTTCGCTAGTTTCAACTTTGGTTTCATCTAATTTATCTTTGGTATTTGCAGGAGGAGTAGTTTTTATCTTGTCTCTCGACACAATTATACCTCTGTTTTCTATATCGCCTATGCTGACATTATCCGGCAGTAATTTTGAAATGGTTAGCATAGCTGCAATTTCTCCAGCAGATAGACTCCCCAATTGAGCAGTACTTAATCCTAACCTGTCAGCAGCATCAGTCACCACATCATCTATGCCCTGTAGTGCTCCAGTAATTTTATTCACCGATCGACCAACTATCTGCACAGGAGCTGCTACGGCTTCGGCAACTGAATTTACTGCACCTTCAATGGCATCGGTGATATTGCTTTCTAAATTTTCAAGAGAATCTGCAAACTTGTTTACTCCACTTAGTAACTCTTTCAAAGACGAACGTTCGTTGGCCGGAACATTTTCATTTGCTCCAGAATTCTCTAAAACTTGTGCATCAGGATTTGGTACTGTTTTAAATGCTTTTTTAGTGTCGACAGCTGATCCTTTAAAGTCATTTTCATTTAAGTCAACAGGTATTCTGTTTAATTTCAATTTTTGACTAAATTCGCCGTCTTTAAAAGATGATATTGCCTGTGTTAACAGATAGTACCCAGATAAGTTATATCTCTGATTAAATTTTAAAAGTCCGGTGCCGCCGTTTTCTAAACTTTGATCATCTATATCCATACCACTTCTAAAATATATTTTTATAAAAATATTTTTTCCAAGAAAGTTTGCCTCGCCATCAGTAGTGAGAACAGCATTTACTGATGTATTGTCGTCAGATTCACGTAAAAGAGAAGGAAGATAATTTCCCAATCCCCCTGTCATTAAGAACACAGGATCTCCTACGATATCTGCTTCTAATTTTATCATACTGTAATTGCTTAATATAATTTGATTGAAAGAATCTCTAGCAAATGCATTTACGTTACCTGTAGATGCCGCCTCACCTCCTGCAGCTCCAGATGATGTACCCGGTGCCTTTGGTGCTAGTTGGCGATCTGCCTGCGCTGCAGCCGTTGCCGGATCATATTGAGCAAGGTTGCCCCCGTCTGGATTTTGATTAACAGCCTTAGCAGCTTGATCTGGGTTGGCTAATTTCCAAGGGAATCTTTCATAAAACAACTTATCAAAACTGATGTTTAATTTTTTGATATCTACATTTTGACCGGTATAGATGTAGTTGTATTCTCTAACAACATTGATATTTCCGCTATCTTTTTGTTCTACTGTTCGATAACCTGTAACCTGACTTACATGAATTTTGCTTTGAATGACTTTGTAGGTAATTTTATAGCGTGGTCTACCTCTTACAGGATTATGCTCTCCTTGCTCAATTTCAGCAACAATTTTCCAAAAATTAACTTCCTCTCCCACCGTTTTAACCGCATTTCCGTTACCTGGATCAATTTGTTCTCTCCAGTATTCGCTGTCTCTAATTATACCGTCTATGATACCCTGTACATAGGTACCTGGACCAAAATTAATAGAAAATTTAGAAGGTTCATAGGTAGTTACAGAAACTGCTGATGTGGCTGTAGTTGCCGCATCTTGTAGTTGATACGCATTTCTAATTTGAGTTTTATCAACCTCGGCAAAGTTTATTAAACCGCTGTCGGAGTAGAGATTTTTAAGAGGTTTTTTAGCTATATCGTTATCAGTAGCAACGTCATATGTACCGTCTTCTTTTAAGGTTGGAAATTCAATTACATACTCATCAATTTCTGTTGACTTTGGTTCTTTGACAGTTTTTGCAGCTTCGTCTTTGAGAGCTGTATTCATTCCTGTAACGAGATTGGTTAAAATTTCTTTTACTGTTAAACCAGATAGAGATATAGGAGTTTTAATACTGCCGTATACGTCAGTAAACGCAAGGTCGCTGCTGGGGAAAGCTTCGCACCTATACTTGGTTCCAGATTCATCAAAATCAACATCTACTTTACTAAATTTAAAAGGAATAAATCTTGTGGTTAGGTCTATTGGTTCTGGGGCGACTTGCTCTCCGTCAATATCGTCTTTGTATCCAATAAATTCAATCTTTAATAAAAATGTAGCGTCTAGGTAAGTTTTATAACCTGCAGCTCTTGACGCTACTGTCAGTGCTTCAATAAATCCAACAATGCTGTAAGGCTCAAAAACATCAAATCTTAATTTAGTTATTAATGCTGTGCCTGTAATTCTTTGAGGTGTAGGAAAAGTTTCAATTTCAATGTTATTGATATATAAATTAAATCTTCCTGCACTTTCTTCATTAAAAAAATCAATCTCTTTCTGTGTTTCGCCGTCAACTGTAGTCAACGGTAAAAACTTTGTGGTTTTGTCTCCGGGAACTTTACCGCTAGATTTTAGAATAATATTTCCTAAATCTCCCTTAGTTCTATAAACTTCTGGTTGCGATGCAGACACTCTGTCTAAACAAGACATTGTGGTAATATAGGAATAGGATCTATATTTGTTTAAAACATTATAGAAATTTTTCTTAGCCAGTTTTTCTTTAATTGGTAAGTCTGGCGGAGCAGTTACTCGACTTCTTACTATTTCACCGCTTGCCATATTAAATTCCCAATGCCGATCTTAATACACTCAACTTTGGCAAATATATGCTGACTCCTGCCTGCATGTCAAAGACTGGATCTTTGAGAATTGAAGGATTACGTACAGAAAACACCCACCATAGAGAAGAATCGTTATAAAGTTTGTATGCTAATAGGTCTGGCCTATTTTCAAATTCCTTTTGTATTGTGTATTTTGTATCGTCTGCCTGTGCGGGAAAGTTTCTAAAGGTAGCAACATCAAGATAACCTTTGGCTAATGATGTTGTAAAGTAA